GCGATAACTTACGCCATGCTGCTTCTGGGAGGTAGCGTTCTGTTCCTTTTTGACCGGATTCAATTGCTTTATCAGCCATTAGTTAGCCGCCAGTTGGAAAACAACAGTTCCTGCACCGCTTACAAAGCGTGGACGAACCCATTTTACAGGACGTCCAGAAATGCCAATAACAACAGGGCCATTACCTGTAGCAGTGCCTGTAGCTAAAGGAACAAAGCTAACGTTATCAATGCTCCCGTCTAACTGAAAAGAAATATTGGAGCTGAAGTTCGTAACAACAGCAATAAGAGTGTAGTTAGAAGTAGAGAATAAATTGTTGACAGCTACTTCTGTGAGATTGCCAAAGCCAGCAGCATTAATTGCTGGGCTGACATCAACCAGCGTATCTTGAAAGTAGCTAACCATGATTTAAATCTTGCTTCTCTTAGTTTAGTTTATTTCTTTTTATCTTCATACTCTTTACGTGTCATCCACTTCTGTTCGCCCCAGCGTTTAAGCGATTTTTGGTTTTCTGTACGTTTGCCTTTGTACCCCCCGCCTCTTTCTTTATAGGCGCGAGCCAACATTTGTGCTTTTCTTGCCGATCAGTATTTAGTAGCCTTTCGGCTACGACCATTCTCCTGATTTTCCACCTTCGGAACCTGCCATAATACGACGCTTAAGGCGTTCGCGAAGATCGGGTTTTGTATAGTTTCCTTTATTTTCAGCCATAGCTGCCTTGTTCTTGAAGGTAGATTACTGCATTTTGCAATATATCTATATTATCACCAAACAAACCAAGCGCTCTATTGCACTCTTATTGCCAAAAAGTTCATGAGGCTTTCTGTCTCCGCATGTACGGCAAAGCTTTTGCATTGTTAAAATTGTGCTTTCCGTATCTTAACATATGATTAGTAACCTGGTTTTCCGCCTTTTGATCCTGCTTTAATTTGATTTTTAAGACGTTCTCTTAACTCTGGTTTGGTGTAGGCCATGGTTTAAGCAAAGTAGTTAATGGGTTTGCTGACTTCCTGCATGGTTTGTGCAGCCATTTGCATTGGATTAAATAAAGAAGAGAAAGATGGCCTTCCTTCGCTATCACCTAAACCTAAATAACCTGAAAGAAGTTGATCTCTATATCGTTCTGCAAATGTTTTAGGAGCTTCTTTTTTGCCTCTTAAATCAATAACAGTAACTTGTGGAAGCTGTTGTTGAGCAGGAGGTTGCGTTGGTAGTGTTGCAGTCTGCTCAGGCACAGTAGTTCCTTGAACCTGGCTTTCTTTTCCACCCTGGGTATGTAACAAACGTACCTCATAGCCTTCTGGAGTCATGATGCTGCCATAACCCTTACCAGGTTTAAAGGTTCCTGGACCTTCCCAGTACAGCTGTTCACCACCACCAATGCGATAATCAATTCCTTTATGGTCAGTAGAAGCACCTGCTACTGGTGCTTTACGTGGGCCATAACCTGAACTAATTTCAAACGGTGTAGTCCACTGTCCGTCTTTTTGTCCATATAAAGCTTTCCGGTCTTTTCCAATTTTTAATCGTTGAAGACCGGATCGCCACGTAGCAGGATCAATATATTGACCATCTTTAAGAACCCGCACATCCAAGTGTGGTCCTGTTGTTGGCAACACATCTTTACCAGATGGTGTTACTTGTCCTGCGTAAATAATTGATGCCATAACTACATTGTAGTCTGACTAAAATACTCAGGTGATTCTGTAGTGCCAGCAATAGAAGAAAGTAAACCTTTGAATAAAGCTTCTCGGTTGGAACGAAAAGCAGAAGAAGCTTTCTCTGGCTGTCCTAAAAAAGATTGTAAGAAGTAGTTACCAATATTTGTATTGGTTTCATCATCACCGTCTTTGCTATCTCCTAAAAGAACAATGGTTTGAGATGGAGAAGCTGTAGTTGGTTGTGCCTGTTGTGCAGGTTGTTGAACAACAGGTGTACTTAAATTTAAAGGATCACCAAGTGTTGCTTGTGCTTGCTTATAAAGTGATCCGCCTTTTTTCATCCCAGGCACAGCACTAGCAACGCTGGTTCCAAAAGAATCTTTGGCATAAATGTTAGCTTTTGGATTACCACCTAGAACAGTTGCATAGGCTTGAGTAATGTCCATGCCAGGTTTAAAACCTCGCTTTTGAAAATACTTCTCAACATAAGGCATCTGTTCTGCAATGCTCATATCTTGAGAAGGTAATCCAACTTCCTGGCGTGCACCAGGACCAAATTGAATTAGGCCACGATATTTACCACCAGTACCGCCCCAAACATTAGGACGGAATCCAGATTCTTTTGTAATTAATGCGCCAAATTCGTAAGGATCTAATCCAAGATTCTTAGCAGATTGAAAAACTGCTAAACGATCTTGTGGTTTTAAAGTGCCAATTTTTCCTGATGCCATGGAACTATCAGCGGTAATCGTTAGCAAGCATGAGCCGAGTACCAACGGCAACGTCAGCTGGCCCTGGAAGCGCTTGAATAAATTCTGCGCCTTCTCGGTTAAATCGATAGCGTGCTTGTTCTGGGTTTCGGTAATTGGGAACATAGAGATGGTTCGCTAATCGATCCGTCTCGTACAAATAGATTGCCGTCCACGTCTTTAACGTGTCCTTGTAGTCCGTTGTGCTGATCGTACGATCAACATCACCTGCAATATTTTCTCTTCTTCCAGCTGGCGTAATATCGTTATTGACGCTTCCTGTCATATCGGTGCGCTTTTCGGCTTCGTCGCACCGACTGATCTGTTCGACAATCTTAGAGTACCAGTACGAATCTGGGATGTTGTTGATAGCTTCCTCAAGTCGTGCCTGGTCACCAGCTGGAATGGACGTGGTGTTATACCCCAGGTGCCAACGAACTTTTGACTTAAGGAAACTATCGAGTTGCATTAGAAAAATCTAAGTGCGTAGAGGGTCTGGGCCTCCTATTAACAGCTTAACACGGTGAAGCTCCTTGTTTTTTAAGCTTTGCTTCTCTCATTTTTTGCTTGGTTTCCTCAGAATGTTTTCGCCCAACCCAAGTACCGGGTTTACCTTTTTTGGCTGCACTAATCCTTGCTTTTGTTTCTTCGGTATGTGATTTACCATAAAACGGATTTTTTTCGCCTTGGGTGCAGTTACTGATTTTTTGGCAAACGTGTTCAGGACGCTTAGTCCCTAGTTTTGCCCGACGCATTTTTTCTTTTGCGGCTTCAGTATGGGTTTTATTTTTTAATGTTCCAGGCAAACCTTGCCGATTAAACCCTGTACTAGTTTGCTTTGCTTTGTTTGCAAAATGAGGATTCAAATGAACTTGGTAGAAGTCGTGAAGACAGATTTCTGCCTCCACAGCTTCTACTCGTGTTTTAAACTCACAAAGAATCACCTTGTTGGTAGGTTTAAAACTTTCGTCTTTAAAACTACCAAAATAAAAAACATCATCTTCTGGCAAACAAGAACAAGTTCTTACACCTATGTAGCCCCTGCCCCAATTTTCGTAGCTGTAATAAACGTAGTGACGTTTATCCATCACTCAACGCGAATGAGATTTTCCTTGATAATCTCATCCCAATCAACACGCTTAATGGCTTTAAGTTGATCGAGTTTGAGAAATTTTTCGCCAGGCATGGATAACTGAAGATCCTTAATATCCCTAGCTGTTTTTAATCCTACACCAGGGAGCGCGTCTGCAATTTGCCTGGCACTCGCTGTATTAAGGTTTACGCGAGTGTCAAGAGGGAAAGTTTCTTTCGGATGCGGTTTAGGTGGATTAACTCCTTCTGCTTTGAGTTGCTCCGTTAACCGCTCCTCATTTCGTAATTTTTCAGTTGTAGCTTCAACTTGGGGGACGAGATCCTCTTCGCTAACGTAGAGAACCTCGTCCTGTGAATCAACGCACATGACGATGCCCTCGCCATGTTTAGAAATCACTTCAACCAAGCCGCCGGTTGGTTTGTACTGATAGAACATTCAAGTGAATAGAACTACCAGTACAATACCAACCTTAACTTCAGGTTGCTACTGATTAGCTATCAGCTATCAGTACCACCCACCTGAGAAGCAAAATCAATGAACTCATTGATAGCTTCCCAGCCGCTAGCAGCAGCAGGACGCACGTAGTTAACGCGGCCGATGATGTAAGCAGCCTTACCAGCATCAACGTTTGCAGAGCTGATCGAGATGCCAGTACCGTCAGGGGTAGAGGCGGTCAGAGCCGTCACGTTGAAGATCTTGAAGGTGGTGTTCGTGGTCACACGGAACATCATGGCGTTGGCAAAGTCAGCCACAGCCACACCAGCACCAGTCACGGAAGGCAGGAAAGGAACAGCAGACGAAGAAACGCCGCTGGCACCTTCAGCAATCACTGTGCTTGCAACAGCAGGCAGAGTGGCAGTTGCAGCCTTGATACCCGTGATAACGGTAGAAGGAGTAGGAACAGGGTTAGCGCCAGAAGCAGGCTTCAGGGTAACCAGTTCAGTGTTGGTGCCAACCAGGCCGCAAGTCACTGGGGAGGCAGGGAAACCAGCCAAACCACCAGCAGGGATATCTTGACCCAGAGCAATCGAGGTCTGATACACGTAAGCAGGACGGTCGGAGTCAGCCTGCACCACCAGGGAGGTGCGGTTGTCACGGACGCGATCATCGGGACGACGATCAGGGGAGGGAACAGTGATGTTGAAGCTCTTGTAGTTGGCCTTATCAGCAGCGAGGTTATCGATTTTGATGTAGCCAATCAGCTCGAAAGCTTCAACGCCGGGCCAGCCATAAACACCTTCGGTGTTGTAGGAGGACAGGCGGTTGATTTGGTTACCGGGCTGGAGAATTGCACCGGCTTCTTCTTTGTAAGCAGCCATTGTTAGTTACCTCCTACCTCAGATGATGGTGAAAGCACAGGTCACGAAGTCCTTGTTCAGGTTCGCGAAACCGGCGTACAGCTGCCAAATCAGGATGATGAAGCGGCTGAAATCGTCGTTGTTGTTGATCAGAACCTGAGCGTTGGGACCACCGATACCCACACCAACAGCCTGGGGACCGAAGAACAGGCCCGGAGGAGTGTCGTGAGAGATTGCGCCAGCACCGTCGCCAATGTCAACAGTGATGGACTTGCTGGGGAAGTTGGTGGATTCGAAGAACCGCACACCTTCAAACACAAAGCCAGAAGGCATCACGGGCTCACCAGCCACAAACTGAGCCTGGCCGTACTGACCACCACCGTAGATGGAGGCGTTGGGGGACATGGCGCCCATCAGAGGGTTGGGCATGCCGCTGCCAGGATAACGAGCCACTTCACGGAAGCCCTGGTCGGCACGCAGGTCCTTCATGAAGGAAGGATCAGCGATACAACGGTAGTAACCGTCGGCGAACACGGGAACGTTGCGCTTGCGCAGGCTCTTAACAACGTTCA